CATTCAGAGCGGCAACAAAGTCGTTGACATCATGCTGGCGTTCGGAACTGCCCTCGCAATCCTCAAAGGAATCACGATTGCTGCCACCATCGCTCAGGTTGCGTTCAACACAGCCCTGTTCGCCAACCCGATAGGAATCGTTGTTGCTGCGATCATCGCAATCGGGGTCGCTCTCGTAGCGGCCTACATCCGATTTGAGGGTTTCCGTAAAGTTGTGAACTTTGTAATCAACGCCGTTATCGGATACTTCGAGTTCATGGCGAATGTTTGGATTGGCGCAATCAACCTCGTCATCAAAGGCGTGAACCTATTTGGAGGCATCCTGCGAGCTGTCGGTATCAAGATGCCAGAGCTCGGGGAGATAGGCAAGGTGGCGTTCGGCAGGATAGGAGATGCAGCTGCTGGGGCAACGAAAGAGGTTGTCGGTCTGCAAGCAGAAACTGAGAGATTCGCCCGGCTGAATCCGAAGAACAGAGTCAAGCCGAACCTCGGAGGAGGAGATGACGATGAGGGAGACGGGCCGACAGGAGGAGCCGCCAAGGCTGTAGAGACTGTTCAGGAGAAGATTAAGAAATACACCGATGCCCTGAAAGGTTTGACATCGCAACAGAAGAATCTCACCTCAGCTACCGAGGGAACGGTCAAAGCCCAGCGAGATCTCGGGAACGCAACCGAGGGCGTGAGGATTGCTCAGGCTCAGTTCAACATCGTGACTCAGGGATACAGCCGAGACTCTAGGAAGGCGCAGGAGGCTACGAGAGGGCTCGAGGATGCCAATCGCAGGCTCCGGGATTCAACGCTCGGGCAGGAGGAGGCAGTCCGAAGGGTAGGGCAGGCCGAGAAGGCTCTGGCCCAGCTGCGAGCCATCGCCGCCGATCCTGAGTCCGTTGAGGCCGCTGAGAGGAATCTGACTCGATCCAAGTTTGATCAGGAGGAGAGCGCATTCGCAGTCATCGAGGCCGAGCAGCAGCTGGCTGAGCTCCGGGCGAGCCCTGAGGCGAACCCGATGGAGATACGCCGGGCAGAGATCGCCCTGCAGGAGGCAAAGTTCAGGGTCACGGAGGCAACTCTCGGGATTAGGGATGCTGAGGAGAAACTGCGAGGCGAGCGTGAGAAGGCGGCCTCTGCTGAGGAGCTGGCTGAGGCTGAGAGGGATCTGGATGCGGCCAAGCGAGGCGTAGAGGATGCGATCAGGGATACGCAGGATGCGACCTCTGCTCAGGCTGAGGCTCAGGAGCATCTCAACGAGATCCTGCATGGGGCCAGAGAGGGCTCGGATGCCTACAGGGAGGCTCTCGATGAGCTGAATGAGGCAAAGAAGCGGGAGCAGGAGGCGATTGACGCAGTAGCTGAGGCGTTCAGCCGGGAGAGGGATGCCCTCCTAGAGCTGATCGAGGCCCAGAAAGAGCTCAACAGGATTAGATCCCTGACTCCCCCGGCTGTGATCGCTCGGGCTGAGCGCATCCTCGGAGCTCAGGCTGCCCTCGGCCTGCCATCCCAAGCGGCTGTTGCAGCCGCAGCCGCCGCAGCAGCAGTCGGAGGAGCAGCCCCCGCCTTCGGGATTACGCCGTTCGCCAAAGGAGGGATTGTGATGCGGCCAACGATGGGCCTCGTCGGGGAGGCTGGCCCTGAGGCGATCATCCCTCTGAGGAACGCTGGAGCCCTCGGAGGAGAGATCAACATTACAGTCAATGCCGGGATGGGCGCAAACGGCCCAGAGATCGGGGATGCCATCGTTGAGGCTCTCCGTAAATGGCAGTTCAGGAATGGGGCTCTCGTCGGATCGGCTCAGCCTCTGAAGGTGGCCTGATGGCTGCCGTCCTCCCCTTCGGGGAGAAGATTGAGATCTTTGCAGAGCTCGGCTTCCTAGTCCGGGAGTTCACCCTCAACTCCTCCACGCTCGATGGCACCGATGTCCTCGACGGAACGCTGGAGGGCCTAGACATCGCCCCTTATGTTCAGCAGGCTCGCATCTCTAGAGGCCGCTCCAGCCAGCTCGATCCTTTCTCTGCAGGAACGCTCTCCCTCGTCCTCAACAACAATGACAGGCGATTCGATCCCCTGAATCAGGCCTCCCCTTACTATGACCCTGCAGCCGGGAGATCAGGCGTTGTTCCCCGGCGCAAGGTTTCCATCCTCTGCGATGATGAGCCTGTGTTCGTAGGGCAAATCGTAGATGTAGATGTGGACTACGAACTCTCCCCAGCATCCAGAGATCTCTCAACGGCAGTCCTGACCTGCGCCGACGATTTCCAAATCCTCGCCAATGACTCAACCGAGGCCGCAGTCACCCCTTCTCAGGAGCTCTCAGGCTCCAGAGTTTCCTACCTCCTCGATCTCCCGGAGATCTCCTACCTCGGGGCTCGCAGCATCCAGCCCGGAGTAGCCATCCTCGGGGCCTATCCGATAGCAGAGAACACCAGCGCAGTCTCCTACCTCCAGAGCATCGCTGAAGCCGAGCAGGGTCTGTGCTTCATCTCCCGAGATGGAACGCTCACCTTCGTAGATCGCCAACAGGCTCAGTTCTCCAGCGCATCCGTTTCGTTCTCCGATGATGGAACAGGAATCCCGTACCAAACGCTCTCCATCAGATACGGCTCCGAGATCCTGTTCAATCGGGTCATCGTCACCCCCGAGGGGCTCTCCCCTCAAACATCCGACGATGTTCCCTCCCAGACCGAGTTCGGAGTTCAGACCCTGAGCCTGACGGACTCTCTACTCGCCTCAGAGCCTCAGGCTGCAGCTCTGGCCGATGATCTCATCTCTCTGTATGCCGAGCCTGAATACAGGTTTGACTCCCTGACGGTCATCATGAACGGCAAGGATGAGCCAACCCGGCAGAGCCTGTTTCAGCTGGAGCTCGGCACTCAGATAGAAATCACACGCACATTCGCTACAGGGAGCCCTCTCTCTGTTTCAGACACCTACCAAATCCAGAAGATTTCGCACTCCATCTCCCCAGCTACGCACCTGATGGAGATTGGGCTCGGATGGATACCCATCGTGTTCCCTCTAATCCTCGATGATGCAGAGTTCGGCAAACTCAGTAGTGACAACGCCCTCGTCTAAACGGTAGTATCTCTCGTATGGCAGGTGCAGGAGCGAAACTATTCGTATCGGGGGCTGTGCTTACAGCTGCTCAGGTGAACACATTTCTGATGGATCAGACCATCATGCGTTTCGCTACGACAGCTGCTCGTGATGCGGCCTTCGGAGGAGCGGGGGAGCCTACCCTCGCTGAGGGTATGTTTGCCTACATAGATGCCGATGACACCGTTTACTACTACGATGGCTCAGGCTGGGAAGCGTTCGGAGCTGTTGTAGATAGTGATCAGAACATCCTCGCAACTCAGGTCTTTAGTTAGGAGAAACAGGTGGCAACATTCAGCAAACTAACGCTGTCAGGCTCTACCGATGGCAGGCTCATCAAGGTAGCGGCCACAGCTACGGCTGGCACGACGCTGCACACAGGCTCTGCGACTGCGACGACATTCGACGAACTGTGGCTGTATGCGGTGAACAGCGATACGACTGCTCGCAAACTGACTATTGAGTGGGGTGGCACAACATCACCTGATGACTTGCTGGAACTCACTGTGCTACCAGAGAGCGGTCTAGTCACCGTAGTTCCCGGGCTTGTTATCAAAGGCAACGCCACACCACTTGTCGTGAGAGCGTTCTGCGCTTCTGCGAATGTCGTGATGATTGGCGGCTATGTGAACAGGATTACGGCATGAGCCGCACCATCGGCTATGTGAGCGGCGCACGCTACGAGAAACGAGTAGAACGATTCACGGCTGGCGGTACTTTCACGCCACCTGCTGGTGTCTCGTATGCGATTGCGCACATTCGTGGTGGCGGTGGTGCTGCTGCTGGCAGTGTCGCTAATGGTGGCAGTAGTTCAGTTGCGTTCGCAGGTGGCACGATAACTGCCAACGGTGGCACATCAGTGACGGCTTATTCAGAAGGCACGACTGGAACGGCTGGTGCAGACAACGGCGGTCAAGGCGGTTTCACTTTCGGTGGCAACGGCTTCGGCTCGGTGACTGTTGTGTTGCGTGGTGCTGATGGGGCTTATGTTGTCGCAGGTGGCGCAGTCACTGCAGGTACAGGAATTACGGTGACAGTTGGTGCAGGTGGCACAGGAACCAAAGCAGGCGGAAGCGGCTATGTGTGGATTGAGTACGAACAACCAGTGGGGGCAGGACTATGAGCCAGCGAACAGTTGCAGTTATTGAACCTGATGTGACGAACGGTGTGGTAGTGAATGTTGTTGTTGTTGCACCAGATTGGGTGAATGACGACCCGACACATCTCATTGAGTACACACCTGAGAATCCTGCTGGCATCGGTTGGGAAGTAGTGAACGGTGTAGTTATCGTGCCACCACCACCACCAAAGCCTGACGCTGAATAACACCTGAAAGCGAGACACCAAATGATGCTGAATGAACGCCAGCAGGCCGCCCTCTCCTCCTATCTGAGGAGCGTTGTAGCTGCAGCTCTCGCAGTCGCATCTACGGGGAACTATGCGCCCGAGGATCTCGCAAAGGCGGCCCTAGCAGCTGCCCTCCCTCCTCTGTTGCGATGGGCAAACCCGAAGGATCCAGCGTTCGGCAGAGGATCGCAGGATGAAGCCGCCTGAAATCGCCCGGCGATACACAGGTATCTCCGATGGGCTCGCCAAAGCTGCGAGGCCGGGGCTGCTCATGCTCGTATCCCAGATAGAGGCTCGATCCGATGGGGCTCTGTGGAACAACGGTACCTTCGTCAATAGGAAGGCGAGGGGCAAGGACTCGATGAGCGTTCATGCCACAGGCCGGGCTGTAGATCTCTCGTATCGCAAGATGCCAGACGGTAAGAGGGGCCGCCCGGCTGGGCGCAAGATAGCAGCCGAGTGGCTGCAGCTCCTATCCTCAAAGGCTGACGAGTTCGGGATTGAGATGCTGCTGGATTATTGGCCAGCCCCATACGGCGTAGGCTGGAGATGCGATCGAGGCGTATGGCAGAGGTA